CCAATGAGTTGATTAGCAAAGAGGGTACTACTGAAATGCAAATCCCAACCTGGGAGTCTGACAGGAATACCTAGCGAGTTAGCCAGAGTACACATTGCCTGTAGTTCTGCAGTAACATCAGAGCCATCTTCTCCACCTGTGAAGTTAAGATAACTCTTGCTGGATTCACCACTGTCACCTAGTCCGTCGCTGCTAACCACAGCCAATAACTCAAGAAGGGTGTCTTCTGTTGCAATTTTTCCCATTGGTATACCCGATGTTGAGTTGACACTCGTTGAGTTGTTATTGTTTCTAATTGCATCAAGAAGTGATCTTAATGTTAGTTCTGTGGCTAGCTTTTCCATTATGAATCTCAGTTATCGTTGTTAGATGATGTTTGGTCACCTGAAGAACCATTAGATGAGCCAGTACCTGATCCCATTCCCTCTTTCATCCCCTCACCAGCTTTTGTATCTGGTTCAGGTAGAATGGATTTAACATCCGTGTCATCAGGAAGAGTGTCAATACTCATTGCACTCAGAACCTTGTTGACAACTTCAATTGTCTTAGGTAGGTATCCAACAGCACCGATTCGCTGAACAGCTTTCGAGAATTCATCAAGGTTAGTGTCTTCAAATCCTTCGTAGTCCATCTTGCAACGACGAGAAACATCCCAACCGTTAAGTTCGTAGACTTGTTTGATCAGATCGTCATTAAACACACGAACAATACGCTGAAGAACTGACTCCACGAATGAACCAGTCAGTGAACTCTTAAGGCTACCAAGTGCAAATGAACCAGTTTCGGTGTTACCCATCAGTAGAATGTCAGCATTCATACCGATGAAGATCATCGCACGATAGTAATCCTTGACTTTTGTTGTGTCGTAAGACTTCTTACCACCCTCGGTTGATAGTAGCTCAAGTTTGAACAATTGAGCACGAGTGTCAGGGTCAACTGCGCTAGGAAGGATGACACCTGATTGACTGTTTTGTTGTAGGTTTCTGATGACATTCTTGAATTGATCAAAGATCGCTTTCTGTTCAGGACTTGCGTCTTCACTCATGTATTGAGCGGGAAGATATAGCACAGGAAGACCTTGTAGGTCTTTAGCTACACCCATTGCTTCAAGTTCTTCAATACTTGTCAGGTATTTCCAGGGAACGTAAACGTCACGCAGTGGACTCTGACCGTATGGATTACTTGTGTTTCTACCCATGTTAAACAACAGGAACTTCTCACGAGGGAGAATGATTTCCATGTGTGGGCGACGAGAGTAACGAAGGTAAGGGTCAGCAATCAGACTCAGATTCTGTTTGACTGCAACAATGTTGTTACCGTCGTCATCGAATTCGAACTTGTCGATGCTTTCCTGTGAACGATACGCTAGTTTTTTGATACCAACAATACCGTCGTCGTACAGACTACCTTTACTCTTTTTACGAATCTTGTAGACTTTTTCAAGCACACAGAAACCGTATGTAGCCATCGTCATGATGTCAATCATCACTTCTTCGATGGGTCTGTCCATGTCAGTAAACATCGACTCGACCATTTCAGCTTGCTTTACTTCTCTTGCTGTTGCATCCTTCGGAGGTACGAACCTGAAGGTTGCTTTACCGATCATGCTATTGTAAAGAGAAAGAGCAGTGTTGATTGCAGGGTGGTATGACATTTCCTTGAAGACCTTATTCGATCTTGGGAAATTCAACTCTCGCATTGTCTCTTCTGCAGTAACACCATCGAACATTCTCAAACCTGAGTATCCGACTTCTGTCATCTGTGAAGACTTTGGTTTTGTTGCTGGTTTTCTAGTAGCCATGTTTTATCCTGTAATGTTCTGAGGCACTGCTACACTTAGCACACCACCATCTTTCTGAATATGATTGTTCTGGAATCCGAAAGTACCGCTCTTGTCCAAGTTAGGCATCGTGAAGTTAGGAAGCTGAAGCTCTTTGTTGAGGTGCAACACAGCGTCTGAGCATGTGTCCACAATATCGTCCTTCAATCTCTTGTTCTCACCGTCAAACAACTCAAGCTCATCATAGAATTCACCATTCCAAGGGGCTTTCACAATATTGACAAATCCAGCCTGTGCTAGACTTGAGAATGGAGCGAATCGAGTAAGTTTAGACTTCACAGGCTTAGAGAGCTTGCAATGGAATCCCATCTCAGCAAGTTGACGTTGCAAATCTCTTGCATATGCACCAGCAGCAGCGGCAGGGTCAAGCGGGATGCTAATTGTCACACCTTGCCCGTCTCGTCTTGCTGTATCAAAGATCAATCTTTCGACTTCATGCACACGATCACGGATTGACACCAAGTCTTCAACTGTGTAAACTCCTGACTTGTCTTTCGAAATCAGAGTACCACGAGTCCAGTCAGGGTTCGGGTATTGGTCAGAAGGCTTAGTGAAAGCAAAGTCCCATGCACGAATTCTCTTACGAGCTAAAGCGTTAGGGAAGTCAACTTCTTTGCACCACTCACGCTTGAAGAATCCAGCAGACTCTTGTCTTGCAAACCATGAACCATAAAGTAGTCGTTCCTTCTCAACACGAGGAAGGTTCTGCAGACGAGTCAAATAGCTTGGGTTATTCTTGATCAGAATGGGATTGTCGTAAACGTTAGCACCAATAAAGGTGAACGTGGACACACCATTGTCTGTACCAACACCGTGTACAGCTTCTGCTTCTTCTCTGCTGTTATACCACACCATTGTGTTACCCTCTCTGAAGAACGATCTTTGGTGACCACTCTTCTCAGGGATAGGAATGCCTGTATTATCGAGATAGAAGTCCTGAATCCACAATCTAAGGAAACTGTTATAGTCAGGGTTTGTCATTAGGAACATCTGAGGCTGGTACGGTACGTTTACGTTACGCATACGAGACAGCAGATACACAACCATTTCTTCTTCGAAGTCTGTTGCTTCGTCAAAGATAACCAGACTGTACTGCGCTCCTTTATGACTGTACTTATCTGATGAGTGCTGCATATGTGAAAACTTCAAAAATGAACCGTTTGGAAATACGATTTCGTTTTCACGATGACGAATCTTGAGATTTGGGTATACAGTTGTAAAAAGCTGAACTGCCTCATGCCAGATCGACCCTGGAGCTGTAATCATCTTAGACGTTCTACGAAAGATAACACCCGTCGATCTTGGCACACTCATGAATTTTAATGCAATCAACAAGGATGTGTAACTCTTACCCGAGCCCGCTGCTCCGCCGGCAACAGTAATTGTTGCATCTGAATTAAGAAACATTTCCTGCTTCTTACTGGATGGTCCAATTATGATTTGCTGTTTTTGTTCAGGTCTAACTTTCATGCTTGTTGCTCTTTCTCAAGTTTTCACTTGCTGTAATAATTCTGAGATTCCAAGGCACATGCAATCCACAAACCGTCTTACCGTTTATCGGTACAATATGATCTACATGATGAACTGTTCCTGACTCAATAGTGATTGTTTCGCACTTTTTGTATATTTGTTTTATTTCAGACAACATTTCTTCTGACAACCAAGAAGGAGTAGCCTGCTTAATTCTGGCATCTCTCTTATAAAAATTTACAAGATAGACTTTCTTGTTTCGTCTATAGTAATCTCGTCTTGCTTCTTTTTGTTTTTCATGGTTGTCGATATAGTATTTTTTATTTCTAGCAAGATTAACTTCATGATTTTTGATATGGTTCAATCTCGCTCTTTCGCTACAACAAGATTTGCAATAACTGTGACGTTTATCTTTCGTCCCATCACTCTTGTAAAAATCAAAAAGTGGTTTTTCAATATTACAAATTTTACAAATCTTGTTCAGTGTCATTCCTTGGATTCTCCATCCTGTCCTACAACCTTAAGGCTGAACACAGGAGCGTTATTCTGTTGAATTTCTTCGGGGTCTTCATCGACCTCTGTACCGTACACATCAATGACCAGCTTTCGATAAGCGTCAAGAATGATTGTGGACGCCTTCAGTTTGTTCTGGTGACTGGCTTCCTCATTCTGCATAATTCCAGCAGCAGTCAATACACTGTCAGCAACGTGAGGGCGAAGCTTACGCAAAAGCAGCAGTAGCTCACGATCCATCAAAGCACGACGACTCACAGCTTTACCTGCTTCACGATCTTTGATGATTTTCTCAGCTACAGTTGGTCGTCCTGAACGATTGATGTTAGGATCACCTTTTTTAAACATATTTATCTCCGGTTAAGTGCAAGTAGTGTCTGCGTCTTGTTCATCGAACTTAGGCTTAGTCCTACCCGCAGGGTTAGACAGTTGCCACACATCGATTGCGATTTCTTCATCGCTGATAGTTAAGTCATCGGCTACACCGCTGCACTCAAGACACGCTGACGGATCAGGGTGGAGTGCAGATAGCCTGAATTTAGCGCCACAATACTTACAATTCATAGTTCCTCTTAATCAAATTAGTTCTGGTTACGGTTCCAGACAAGCCGAGAGCCGGGAAAAAGGAGAGAGAAATCCCACTTTTCACTTGCGGTTCTTCAAGGTGTGAAGTTGAGTTACTTGGAGTCGAAAGCAGCCTTTGCACGCTTAGAATGCACGTTTACCTTCGTTTTTCACTCAATAGAGCACCTTAAACACGAAAAAACAAGCAATTATATCACATAAAACAATAAAAGTCAATTGGAAACAGTGTATTTGGTGACAATTTTACTGCATTTGATGATCAAATTGCGCTTAAACTGCAGTGCTTGCGTGATATCATGTACAGTTTTCTGCATAACTCGACCATATTGCCTGTATTTCACTACAAAAGTGTAAGCATTTGTCGGATGTGGCTTGATTTTGATACCATCTCGAATGTTATAGACAGCATCTTTGATGTTTTGCCACACTGCTGCATTGACCGTACCGATGTTTGCAATCTTGAAGTTGCTACTCTGCAAGTCCTTGGGGTAGATCACCATTCCATTGGGCCTCTTACAATTGTAGAACATTTCGTAGGCAACTCTAATTGCCTTGAGCTTAATCGTCTTTCCCGAGCACACACAGACATAGATAATGAATCCTTCAGCCGTGATATTCGCTAACCTACCCTTGACAAGCTTCCTACCGTCAGGTAAAGTTCTCAGAACCTGCTGATTGTTGTTTTCTTGCAACATTAACCTGTAGAACACACCAAGCTTGTAGTGATACACAATTCCAGGGTGTAAATCACAAATAATCAAATCACTCATAGGTACCTCCTTTACATGATTCTAGCACAGGTGTCAAGCTGTTTTTTTACTTTACAGTATTGACTTTGTGAAATCCCTATGATAGAATATTAGTATAGAGTCGTAAAAGACTCTCAATGGGTAATAGGGGTCTAGTGTGTCATGGAGTTGACACCTTACAGGGCATTCACCAAGTCTTGCCTGACTAAGCGTAAGCACCTAACGTCTGACGAATTGACGAATAATCCCTGCCGAATCGTTTTTCTGCACTTGACGGTAGCAGAGATATTCTCTAGGCTAAAAGGTCATCAAGCGGTTGGATCACTCCCCTGGTTGATGGTTGAATGAGAATGCGGGCACCTCACAATGATGCTAGCGAAGGCTAGTCTGCTCCAAGTAACGACCGACTTTTAGTGCAACTGACCGAAGGACGAGAGTCCATCTTTTTTGGTTAGTTTGCCTAAAAGTCGTACCGTCCGTTACCTACAATGATGTTGTTGAAATACAACACTACGTATGGTATTATGACCTATATACGAATGGTCAGTGAGCAAGCGAGTGATCTTCATCCATACCTATCACTGCTGACAGCTACTATGCCCGTTATACCGACCTATGTGCTGACAGCTATACCGACAGCGTTGCTGAACGCTACTATGCCCGCCTTGCGCGGGTTTTTTGCTTTTTGGAATATCGTTTGATTACGATAAATACTCAATATCGCATTTAGACTATAAACATTGTTAGGTTGACTTATCCCTATGTTGTGGTATAATATGAACAATCAGAATGTATGTAAACACAAACACTAACTTGATTGTGTCTGAGATTACGTACTTACTGAATTAAATTAACCTTCACAAACAGGAGTCATTTATGTTCAACAATAAACAAGAAGTAATTGAGGTCAATGAGTATGGTCTTTTCGCTTTCTGCGCTAAGATTCAAGAACTCATCAAGCAAGGTTACGAAATCGATCTGACTAGTAACGTTAGAGCACCAATGAGCTATGGAACAATGTTTGTTGCTTATATGGTCCCTACTCCTGAGAGTGAAGTTCTTCCTACTGAACTTGTTGTAGAAAAACCACAGTCTGTTCCGTTGACTGAAGAAAAAGTACAAGACAAGCCTGCTTCTGAACCAAAAGTACCCAAAGTTAGTAGAAAGTCAGGTGCTGCTGAATGAAACAGATTCCTAAAGCGACCAGACGAGTAAAGACTACCGAAGGTCGGGTAGTCAAGGCTTCTAAGCCTCAGTGGACAGAAAGCTTTGGGTTGAACAATATCACTCTAACAACAGAACAAAAGAGATTTGCTGACAAGATTCTCTTGAACGACCTTGTGTTCTGTGTCGGACCAGCAGGTACAGGTAAGACTCTAGCAGCTTTGCACACGTTTAGCAAGCTGTACTTGCAGGATCACAGCCTTCGTATCATCGTGATTCGCACACCAGTTGAAGCCGGTATGGATAAGATTGGAGCACTACCTGATGGATTGATGGAGAAGACTGAACCGCACTTCGCTAGCACCAAGAGTTTACTTGAAATGCTGCTGACTAAGGGTAAAGTCGAGACAGACCTAGATCATCGTATTCAATTCAAGATTCCTAACTTCTGCTTGGGAGCAACCTTCGACAACAGTCTTATCCTGATCGATGAAGCACAACAACTCCCTCCCTTGATCTTAAAGCTATTGCTTGAGCGTACAGGTGTAAATTCCAAGGTGGTAGTGATGGGTGACAACACTCAGCTATACGTTGACGCTAAAGGTCGCAATGCTCTATTGGATGCAATCCCTAGGTTCTTCGATGACGGGTTTGTACCAAAGTACGAAGGTATTGAGTATCAAGGATTCGATGTAGAAGACGTACAGAGAAGCGATCTAGTAAAACGAGTAATCAGAGCTTATTCTTAAAGGAGCTATATGACAACAGAAAACAAACGAAAGCTCGATGAGGGTGATCCTGATACGGCAGAGCCGTACAACCTTACGATGTTCAATGATCCCTTCAAAGTTAATGACGTTGATGTGTATCTTGATGAACCAATCGGTCCTCCTGTGAAATACCGACAGATGCTGCATTTCATCCGTAGTATGGAAAAGCACGATCAGATGCGAATCTGGGTTAACTGCGAAGGTGGAAGAGTGGACAGTATGCTCGATATCATCGACGCTATCCAGAATACTCAAGGTGACATTACTGTAATCGTCACAGGCATGGCAGCTAGTGCAGCTTCAATTATTGCATTGACTGCTCCTAAGCTAGTGGTTGGTGAGCGTGCGACTTTCATGCTGCACAATGCAAGTTCTGGTGCAGTAGGTAAGATTGGTGAGATTGTGTCCAATGTGGAGTTTACACGTAAGCATACTGAAAAGATCATGCTTGAAGCCTACAAGAACTTCCTGACTGAAGAAGAAATTCAGAAACTGAAGATCGGTCAAGACTACTGGTTCGATACCGAAGAGGTCAAAGCTCGACTGGAGAAGCGACACGAAATCCAACAAGCTGCTGCTAAGAAAGCGTCAGTTGCTGCAAAAAGAGCAGCACGTAAGAAAGAATAAGTGTTGTATAAAAGCAACGTTATAACCTGAGTTATAACACTACACCACATAGACCCCCTGGTTAACTCCTGGGGGTTTTTTCTTTGTCTGATGACTCTGCTAGGATAGCTGATAGTAATTCTTATAAATTATTCCTAGCGTTTGAAGAGACGGGGTAGTACCGAAGTAAGTTTGCTTACCGAAATATCCTATAGAAAATACTACTGGTATCTATAAATGTGCAAATCGCACAGGAAATATTCTAGTAACACTGGTGTATTACCCGACCGTTGGGTCGATTAACCAGCAGTTTGGAGAATGTGCTTGATGCGCAGCCTACCACCCTCCACCATACCCTCCAGCAATTCGCAAATATCCACGGACAGAGAACCCCTCGTCCATCTAGATAGTCACCGGGTGGTGACACCGACAGCATTACCCGACAGCAAAGCGACAGCATCAACCAACACGATAGGAGCGAAGCGACACCCGAGCGATAGCGAGGGTGCGCGATAGTTTCCCTCTATCGGTATCCAGGCGGCGATAGGCTCGGGCGTGATACCTGGGGCTTATGCTGCCTGCTATGATGCGGGCGGGTCAGTTGGCGGCGGTTGCTGCGGGTTACCGGGTGGATATCGACGGATGATCCACGCGGCGATTGTTGGGATCAACCATAGCAGTGCGGCCCCGATAACTAGCAGTGACACGGCTGCGGCGCCTTTGGTGTCAAACAATCATAGCCCCCTGGCGTGTATCCTGGCGCTTCACGCTGCCTGCCTGAACGATGCCGATAACCCGGCGCTTGCTGCTCCCGTGCGCAGTGAAGCCCACGATAGAAGCCCGGTCGCGGTTTGCGCAGAGTTCACACTGTGCACATGTCATCCCTTCGATATGCTCGGCAGGGCATCTCACAATTGCGCGTCCTGCTGGTGTGTGGCTGATGTTGCGACCTTGCCATGCAGACGGGTCCATGAGCGTAACCACGGGAGCGACACCAAGGGAAGCGAGTGCATCGGCATGGGTCGGATTGTTGGCCGATAGGTTGACGGTGAACCCTTGCACGTTCGCGGCATCGATCAATGCTGCATTGGATGCGCGCCCGTGCTTGCCCTGGTGTGTGCTCCATCTCATCGGGTCGTGGTGCGTGTAGGTGAACCCACGGCGGCCCTTGTTCGCGTCAACGATAGCCCGTAGTGTAGGGGCATCGATTGCCACTCCGTCACGGGTCGGAAGGTCTCCCGCTTCATTCATCCTCCAGAGCTGACCCTTCGGTAAAGCCCGGATGGCATCGGTGAACCCTTGCAAGTCCAGCGCAGTAGCGGCCCGACCTTCAGACAATGCCCGCCAGTGGATCGCGCTATTGCCTGACGCGGCATAACATCCGCCTTCGCTATCGGTACGCATTGGGCAGGCAGTCGGGCAGGATTGGGCGGCAGTCGAGCTAACCGGAATCGGCCCGGTTTTGCGGTTGCTGCTGACCCTGACAAACCGATAGGGTTTCGGGGGAAGTTGACCGGGGGTCAGATTCTTATGCATGGTGTCTGGGTTCCTTCAGACTTGAGGGGGAACAATGAATTCTGTGGCGCTGTTTGCCGCGTTGACGGCGAACAGATAACCGCGCTGGTCGTCGGTTGACGCGGCAAGAAACCACGGGCGACCATGAAACCACGGGTCGAGCTTACGAACAAGGTTCCAGGCGGCACGGGCATGCGGGCACTGTACCGGCTCACCCGGTAGGGTTGCATCCCCGTGGAAATTGACGGTCACCGAGGGGCCATCCTTGTGCCCTGTGCGCCATGCTTTGACGCGGGCGCCTTTGCTGTTCGTTGGGGGTAGGTATCGGGTGGAAATTGCAGCCATGACGGGCGCTCCATTGAAGTGATGCGGGTTTGCATCTGTTAGCCCCCACTGCTAGGGGCTAAGGGCTGAAACCCTGTCAGGTGTTACGTCCTGACGGTTTAGAACGTCAGGTGTTGCGGGTGATGATGGCCCAAGTGTAGGCCAGCACGATGCACCCCACGTTGAGGGCGGCGCACATCACTTGGCCCCGTATCGCTTCGCGTACTGGCGCAGCGGGCGATTGTTGAGCGCATCATCCTGTGGGGTCGTGCCCCCACTGCTGGTGCTGGCAAAGCGGCCGGACTGCCAACGAATGACGACGACACCGGCGCGAGTGGTGCCCAGATACTGGCCACGGCTGCCGCTCGTGAGCGTCACCCACTGACCCGGCCGCATACCCTGACACTCGGCATCGGTGGAAATGAGGCGGGTGCTTGTGAAACGTTGAAACATGGTTCAGGCTCCTATGATGGTGGAAGGGTTGACGCAGGGCGGATCACTCGGCGTTGACGAAAGCGCACGCGCTGTTGCGACCGTGCGCCTTACGGGACTTGCGGAAAGCTGCCTGAGCCTTGCGGCGCTGGCCGGCTTCGTCGCGTTTGCGGGCGTTCTCCCGGTCGAGTTCGTCACGGAGTGCGAGAGGGTTCGGCTTGTTGAACATGGTTCATTGTCCTATGGTTGACTGATGCGGGTTTGCATCGTATAGCCCCCACTGCTAGGGGCTATCCGCTACATTACCACAAGCGCCAGATTCTGCCGCGACATTGTGCGCCATTCGGATACTGCGCGAGCCATTCCCGCGCTTCGGTTTCCGTGGTGGCTTCATGGGCGAAGAATTCACCCTCCCAAACAATTGTCACTTCAAACATGATTAACCCTTTCGGTTTCTGCGGCACTGTTGCTGCATTGATTAGGATTCTGTCAGTGAACCCTTATCGATGCAACCCCCTGTTTAGGGGATATGCAAAACTTACCTGTTAATCAAATCGATGGCGATGATGCCACAAATCAGAGCCACGGGCACTAGGAAAAGCAGATAGTCGGGGTGCATCTCTGTATCCGTTTCTTGATTCGATGGGTCTATTGTGAACCCGAACAATAACCCTGTCAACTGTAAGGGAATAGGTGCAAACCCTAGGTGCCCTGGTGCTGTTCATCTAGACGCAAGCGCATACGATTAGCACGTTTTCGCCTGGACTGTCAAGCGTTTTATTTGTCCCTGTATTTTTGTCGGGTATTGCTTGTTCGCCTGGATTCTGTAGTATAATCGTCCTATTCGAAAGCGACTGGGGTGGACGTGGAGCCTGCGCGTTTGTTGTATAAATACGACATATATTCTTACCGCATGGAATTCTAGCATGTAAACAATACTCTACACAATTGTAGGGTTAATGCAGATTCTCTAGCAAGCATCGTGCCTGCATTCTGTGGATAACCTGTAGATAGTCGATTGTCAG